CGGAAAAAACCAATGAAATCAATCACCGGCACCGGAGTGCCAAGCCACTGTCACTCAGTGTCACAGCGCCGTCCGTGCGATGCCGTCCGAATCCCTTGTTTTACAGGGCCGGGCCCAATGGCTACCGGCTTCTGTGCCGCTTGCCAGGTCAAAAAGGCGGCGAGCCGTGCACGCTGCGACGCAGCATGATTTTGGCTGAAATCGCAAAAACCCAATAAAACAAGGGGCGGCGCGGGGGTGCAAATCCAGTGCCAGTCAGTGTCACTCAGTGCCTTCCCGCCGTCCCTGCCGATCTGCGCCTTCTCAAACCTGGCAAACGCCCCGTTCGGGCAACAATCAGGAGAAGACCCATGACACAGACACATCGACATCCCCCGCCGCCTCAGGTGCCCCTGATGGCGGGATGGATCAGCCGCCTTGATCTGGCGCGTGAGCTTGGACTTTCGGTCGACACGCTTCGGCGCTGGGACAACCGGCGCATGGGCCCCGCCTGCGTGCGGGCCGGGCGCAGGGTCTATTACCGCCGCGCTGTTGTTCTGGACTGGCTGGAAAAGCAGGAGAGCCCCAAGCGCGCAAACGGGAAGGGTCGCAAATGACGAGCCTCTTGCCCAACCCGCCCGTCATTCCGACCTCGACCACCGGTGACTGGATGCACGACCGCCTGACCGAGGCGCGCGGTGTCCTGGCCGACACCACCCAACATCCAGACAGCCTCGTCATTCTCGCCGCCCGCGTCGTTGTCGGCCAGAGTGACGATGCCCGCGAATGCGGCGATGCGTTGGAGGTTCTGCGCTTGCTGGACCGGCGCCCCCTGCATGCCATCGCCGCCGCTGCGTTCCCGAAAGGCGGTGCGGCATGAACCGGCGCAGCACCCCCGAGGCCGACGCCCAGCGCGCCATCGTGCAGGCCCTGCGCTTTGCCCTGCCCCGCGACGCCATCGTGCATCACTGCGTCAATGAGGTGACCCTGCCCGGATCAGCCGGGGCCAGGCGGCAAGCGATCCTCGTTGGCATGGGCGTCCATGCCGGATTTGCCGATCTGATCGTGATCTCCGGCGGCCGCGTGCTGTTTCTGGAGGTCAAAAGCAAAACCGGCCGTCTGCGCAAATCGCAGGAGGTGTTTCGCGACACCGTCTGCGCGCAGGGCTTTGGCTGGGCGCTGGTCAGGTCTGTCGATGATGCGCTGGGCGCGCTGGCGGATCATGGCCTCACCAGCCGCGCACAGCGCCCCATGCGGAGGGCCGCGCCATGAGCCACGACGCCACCAATTGGGCGATCCAGCGGCGCGGGTTGAAGCCCACCACCAAGATCGTGCTCTGGCACCTGTGTGATCGCTTCAACCCCGACTTCGGCTGCTTCCCCTCGCAGGACCGGCTGGCCCATGATTGCGAAATCAGCCGGTCCACCCTGAACGAACATCTCGCCCGGCTGGAGGCAGAACGCTTGCTGCGCCGGGTGCCGCGCATTGATCCCGTCACCAAGCGCCAGCTGCCAACACGCTACATCCTGGGGTTCGAGGAAGGCTTTGCACCACATGATCCCGAGCCATGTCCGGAAACAGGACACGGGTTTTTGCCCTTCGGCCATGATGCTGAACCTGCGTCTGAAATCGTTACCAGCAGTGCCAATTGGACCGAGCCGTGTCCGGAAATCGCACACGGAAACCTGCAGGAACCCGTGTCCGGTTTTTGCCCTGACCCGTGTCCGGAAAATGCCGAAAGCCGTGTCCGGAATCCGGACACTAACCTTGTAAGAGAACCACTAAGTAAACCAGTAAAGGAGGAGGAGGACGCGGCTGCGCGCGAGGCTGAATTTGATCGGTTCTTCGCGGAATTGCTGTCGGCGCTGGGCTTCGCCGCCAACGCCACCCTGCCTGCCTGGTGGCAGGGCTGGCCGGCACGGTTGCATGTTCGCCGCTGGATCGATGATCTCGGGCTGACCGAGGATCGGATCCTCGAGGTAGCCACCGAGACCCGACGCGATCATCCCAATCCGCCCGATGGCCCCAAAGCCCTTGATCGGTTCATGGAACGGGCAGCAGAGCGCGATGCGCAGGCGGCGATCGCGACTGCGAAGGGCCACAGGGCCAAGCGGCGGCGCAAAGCGGACACTGCACCCCCGCCCAACGAGGATGAGCTGGCGGCGTTCTATGCGGCCAAGGTCAACTCCGACGAGTATCTACCCAAGGGCATGATCAGCACCGCCATGTGCGGTTTGATGCTGGCACGCGGGCTGGTCACGCCCCAACGCCTCGACCAGCGGGGGGTGGCGTGAATGGCATGGTGTCACGTCCCCGGCACGGATTGTCTCTCTGCGCAGGCGGCGGAGGCCTTGATCTGGGCCTCATGCTCGCCGAACCCGGATATCACACCCGTGCTTTTGTCGAATGGGAGGACTGGCCACGCAGCGTGCTCATCGCCGCACAGCGCGCAGGATACTTCGCCCCGGCACCAATCTGGGATGATCTTCGCAGCTTCGATGCCCGTCCCCTTCGCGGCGCCTTCGATGCGGTCCTCGCCGGATATCCCTGCCAACCCTTCAGCGCGGCCGGAAAACGCGGTGGCGCAGATGACCCCCGCCACCTCTGGCCCGATGTCGCCCGCGTCATTGGAGAATGTTCCCCCGAATGGGTCTTCCTCGAAAACGTCGCCGGTCACGTCACCCTCGGGCTTGAAACCGTCCTGCGAGAACTTTGGGGTCTGGGCTACACGCCTGCGGCGGGTCTGTTCTCGGCGGCAGAAGTTGGCGCGCCGCACCAGCGGCTCCGTATCTTCATCCTGGCCCACACCGATGAGCCTGCATCCTGGCACGAACCGCTACAACCCGGCCGGGAACAGCGATTTCACCCGCAAGGCGGAGGCGCTGGCGCGGGGCATCACCAACTGGTCGACACCCAAGGCGACGGATGGCGCGAAGGGTGGGCCGGGTCAGAGCTATGGCTCGGGCGGGATGCCGCCCTTGCCTGCGCAAGCGGCGCAATGGCAAACGCCGGTGGCCGACGATCAGATGGATCGGCTGCGCGGCAAGATCAACAGTCGGGGCGAGCCGAAACTATCGGCACAGGCCCTGCAATGGCCCACACCCGCGGCGCAAAACTGGAAGGGGAGCAGCCCGGCCAGCGTCACCCGCACGGATGGCAAGAGCCGGATGGATATCCTGCACTACCGGGCCGAACAGGGCTTCACCCACCCGGACCCGGCGATCACGCCGGATGGGCTGCAACCCTCGCCACACGCCCCGATCTCGCGCCCGCTCTGGGCTTCGATGATTGCCTCGCATGGGCGCGTCGTCTCGCGGCGGATCCTGAAGGGCCGATCACGGCGGCGGCTGAACCCGCTCTTCGTCGGATGGTTGATGGGCTGGCCCATCGGGCACGCGCTCTGCGCCTGCTCGGCAACGGAGTTCACCCTCTGGCAGCGGCACATGCGTGGCGCACTCTCGCAACTGCCCATGGCCTCCGGCCCGTGGATCTGGCGGCCATCGGATGGACAGGTGGGCCCAGCGCAGATGGAGCTGTTTGAAGGACTACGGCCATGAGCGTGAAAGGACGGGTTGGTCGTGCTGACGGCACAAACGTCAAACGCGCGCTGGGCGTGCAAGCCGCGTTGGAATGGGCGTTCCGGGTCGAGAAGGCACAGCTGGACCTGCCGCCGCCAAAGGATGTGACCGAGGAAGGCTTTGGCTTTGGCCTCGAATATGTTCTGCTGCAGCGGGCTGCACTGGGCTGCAAGGTGGACGGCGGCCAGCACAAGATGGGCAGTTACACCCACCCGGACGCCGAGGTGATCGCCGCCACCGTCGCAGGCATGCCCGACAGTCTCGGCGGCATACGCATGGCGATCCGCGTGGCGGAACTGGCGCGCGCCGGGCTCACGCCCGACTGGATGCCAGGGGTCGTGCCGCGCTGCGTGCCGGTCGAGACAAAGCGCAATCAGCATGGCGTGCGTGCGGTGACCGAGGTGGTTGGTATGGAGCGCGTGCTGCATCGCGGGCGCTGGCGCAGCGTCGCGGTTCTCGCCTGCCCAGTCACCTGGCGGCCGCATCCGGAGCAGATTGCATCAGCCCGGCGCGGCTACGAGGATTGGTGGCATGCGCTGCACTGGGTGCGGGATGGGCTGCTGGTGGGCGGGATGTTGCGCGAGGTCGAGGTGACGGCGGCGATGCCAAAGGTGCGGCCGTGGCAGTCTAGGCAAGGCGCAACGTCCTCTTAATGGCTGGATTTCAGCTTCTGGCTGAAATACGCTCCGGAAAAGCAGTTCCGGGGGAAGATTTACCAATGGCATCAATCGACAACGGCTCTGACCTCGGCATTGAAGCGAGCCTGTTCAAAACCGCCGACAAGCTGCGCGGCAATATGGAGCCGTCGGATTACAAGCATGTCGCCCTTGGCCTGATCTTTCTCAAGCACATCTCGGACGGGTTCGAACTGAAACGTCAGCAACTGCTGGCCGAATACCCGGAGGGCGCCGAGGACCCCGACGAATACCTCGCCGACAACATCTTCTGGGTCCCGCAGGAAGCGCGGTGGTCGCATCTGCAGGCCAGCGCCAAGCAGCCCAATATCGGCAAACTGATCGACGAGGCGATGATCGCCATCGAAAAGGTCAACCCGTCCCTCAAGGGGGTCCTGCCCAAGGATTACGGCCGCCCGGCGCTGAATGCCGTCATGTTGGGCGAGCTGATCGACCTGATTTCGGGCATCGCGCTGGGCGAGGGCAAGGACCGCGCGCGCGACCTCTTGGGCCGGGTCTATGAATACTTCCTCGGCCAGTTCGCGGGTAGCGAGGGCAAGCGGGGCGGTGAGTTCTACACCCCCCGCTCGGTCGTGCGCGTGATGGTCGAGATGCTCGAACCCTACAAGGGCCGCGTCTATGACCCCTGCTGCGGGTCGGGCGGCATGTTCGTGCAGTCGGAGAAGTTCGTCGAGGCGCATGGCGGCCGTCTTGGCGACATCGCCATCTACGGGCAGGAATCGAACTACACCACCTGGCGGCTGTGCAAGATGAACCTTGCTGTGCGCGGCATCGACGCCGACATCAAGTGGAACTCCGAAGGCACCTTCCACAAGAACGAACTGCCCGACCTGCGCGCCGATTACATCCTTGCCAACCCGCCCTTCAACATTTCGGACTGGGGCGGTGAGCGGCTGCGCGAGGATGGGCGCTGGAAATACGGGCTGCCCCCGGCGGGCAATGCCAACTACGCCTGGTTGCAACACATCCTGCACCATCTGGCCCCATCCGGCACGGCGGGGGTGGTGCTGGCCAATGGGTCGATGTCGTCCACCCAGTCGGGCGAGGGCGAAATGCGCCGCGCCATGATCGAGGGTGAGGTGGTGGACTGCATGATCGCCCTGCCGGGGCAGCTCTTTTATTCCACCCAGATCCCGGCCTGCCTGTGGTTTCTGGCGAAGGACAAGTCGAACGGCATCGCCCGCGACCGCAAGCTGCGCGACCGGCGCGGCGAGGTGCTGTTCATCGACGCCCGCAAACTGGGTTTCATGGTGGACCGCACCCGGAAAGAGTTTTCGGATGCCGACGACATCGCCCGGATCGCGGGCACCTACCACGCCTGGCGGCTGGGCGAGGGCTACGGCGACATTCCGGGCTTCTGCAAATCGGCGCGCCTTGAGGAAATCCGGTCCCACGGCCACGTCCTGACGCCGGGCCGCTATGTGGGCGCCGAAGCGGCGGAGGAGGACGAGACGCCCTTTGCCGAACGTTTCGCGGGTTTGCAGGAGCAATTGGAGGCGCAGTTCGCCGAAGCCGAGGCGCTGACGGCGACCATCCGGGCGCGGCTGGCGGGGGTTGGGGCGTGATGCCGGATTGGCCAATTGAGAAACTCGGTGATCTTGTCGATGCCAGCCGAGGCATCTCATACGGCATTGTTCAGCCGGGCGAGCACCAGCCGGGTGGTGTCCCGATAATCCGGGTGAGTGACCTAAAGGGCGACTCTGTCGACACAGGGAAACCCTTGCGGGTCGCGCCTTCAATCGAGGCCGCCCACAGCAGAACACGACTGCGCGGTGGCGAACTGATAATGAGCATCGTTGGCACTGTCGGACAGACAGCAATCGTCGACTCAAGTCTTGAAGGCTGGAATGTCGCCCGCGCCGTTGCGGTAATCCCGGTGAAGCAAGACATCGGCCCTTATTGGATACGGCTTTCACTAAAGGGCGGGCCGGCACGAGCGCACATCCAAGACCGACTGAATACAACAGTGCAGGCGACGCTTAACCTGCGCGATCTCGCCAGTCTCCCTATTGTCCTGCCCCCAGCACCAGAACGGCGCGCCATTGCCGCCACCCTCGGGGCGCTGGATGACAAGATCGAGTTGAACCGGAAGATGAATGCCACGCTCGAGGCCATGGCGCGGGCGCTGTTCCGCGACTGGTTCGTCGATTTCGGCCCCACCCGCGCCAGGATGGCCCTGAGCGCCTCTGGCGCGAAAACCGCAAGCGAACCCCGCGCCCCCAACCTCTCCCCCGACCTCTGGCCCCTCTTCCCCGACCGGCTGGACGATGAGGGCAAGCCGGAGGGGTGGGAGGTGTCGACCATCGGCGAAGAGGTCCGCGTTGTCGGCGGGTCGACCCCGAGCACCAAGGACCCGGACCTTTGGGATGGCGACATAAACTGGGCCACGCCAAAAGACCTGTCCAACCTTGCAGCGCCCGTCCTGCTGGAAACGTCGCGGACGATCAGCGCCGCAGGCCTTGCGAAGATCAGTTCGGGCCAGTTGCCAGTGGGGGCGCTGCTGTTGTCGTCCCGCGCGCCGATTGGCTACCTCGCCATCGCCGAGGTGCCGGTGGCGATCAATCAGGGCTTCATCGGCATGATCTGCGACAAGCGGATTTCCAACGCATTCGCCTGGCTTTGGACGCTGGAGAACATGGACGCGATCCTCGCCAAGGCGAACGGCTCGACCTTCCAGGAGATCAGCAAGGGCAACTTCCGCCCGCTCCCTGTCGTCGTTCCTGCAGAACCCGTCCTGCGTGCTTTCGATGCCATCGCGAAGCCGCTCTACGCCCGCATCGCCAAGAACGAACGCGAATCCCGCACCCTCGCCCAGACCCGCGACCTCCTGCTGCCGCGCCTGATGTCGGGGGAATTGCGGGTGGCCGAGGTGGCGCGCCTCGCAAGCGAGGTGGCGTGATGGCGGTTGCCTATCATCAGGGCCGGTTCCCGCCCGGCGCGCTCGACTGGCCGCAGCTTTTGCCGCTGATCGGCCCGGCCAATGCCGCCGTCGCGCGCTATGAGGGGGTGCTGCACGGCATCCCCAACCCCAACGTGCTGCTGTCGCCCCTGACCACACAAGAGGCCGTGCTGTCCAGCCGGATCGAGGGCACGCAGGCCACCATCGGCGAGGTGCTGGAATTCGAGGCCGAGGGCGAGCCGGGGGATGAGAGCACCGCCAAGAAGGCCGACATCCACGAGGTGCTGAACTATCGCGCCGCACTGGCCGAGGCCGCGCGCCTGCTCGACGATCTGCCGCTGTCGCAGCGCCTGATCCGGTTGACCCACGCGCGGCTGATGCAGGGCGTGCGCGGCCAGGGCAAGGCACCGGGCGACTATCGCCGCATCCCCAACTGGATCGGGCCGGAGGGCTGCACCATCGAGCAGGCGCGTTTCATCCCCTGCTCCGCCGAGGCCCTGCCCGATGCGATGAGCGCGTGGGAGGATTATATCCACGCCCCGGCCCCCGACGCGCTGATCCAGCTTGCCGTGCTGCATGCCGAGTTCGAGGCGATCCACCCGTTTCTGGACGGCAACGGGCGGCTGGGGCGGTTGATCATCCCGCTGTTCCTGAAATCCAAGGGCCTCTTGTCGGCGCCGAATTTCTATTTGTCGGAGTATCTCGAAAGCCACCGCGACGAATATTACGACCGCCTGCTGGCCGTGTCGCAGAACGGCGACTGGACCGGCTGGTGCGGGTTTTTCCTGCGCGCGATCATCGAACAGGCAGGCACCAATCAGGCCAAGGCACAGGCGATCCACGCGCTTTACACCGCGCGCAAGGACTGGATGGTCGGGGCGACACGGTCACAATACGGGGTGCGCGCGCTCGACTGGTTCTTCAGCCGCCCGATCTTTGTGGCTTCTGATTTCGTGGCGCAGGTGGACATTCCAACGCCAACGGCACGGCGCATCCTGCGTCTGGTGCGTGAAAACGGGCTGCTGCGGGAGATACGGCCCGCAAGCGGTCAGCGGCCTGCCGTTCTGGCTTTCCCCGATCTGCTGAACATCTGCGAAGGACGGACGGCGTTTTGAGGATCACTTATTCGCATCAAACCGTTTTGTGTGTCACATTCGCAGCCAAAGTGAGCGACAAAACGCGTTGTGTGGAACAAGTGAGCGACAAACTGAGGGACACCGGATGCTGACGGAAGCCGAAGTCGAAGCCGTCCTGCTCGATCAGCTTTCCGCGCTGGGCTATGCCTGCATGAACGACGTGGTCTCGGGCCCTGATGGCAGCGCACCCGAGCGCGAGGCCTATTCCGACACGATCCTGCCCCGCCGCCTGCGCGATGCAATCGCCCGGCTGAACCCGCAGATCCCCGAGGAGGCGCGCGAGGATGCCCTGCGACGGGTGATCGCCACCGAACGCCCCTCATTGATCGAGGAAAACCGCCGCCTGCACCGCGCCATGGTCGAGGGCGTGCCGGTGGAATACCGCGCCGAGGACGGCACCATCCGCGGCGATGCGGTGCGGCTGATCGACCCCGACGACCGGCTGAACGACTGGCTGGCCATCGCCCAGTTCACGGTGATCGAGAACGGCAACAACCGCCGCCCGGATGTGGTGGTGTTCCTGAACGGTCTGCCGGTGGGCGTGATCGAGGTGAAAAAGCCCGGCGCGGAAACCGCGACGCTGGGCGCCGCCTTCAACCAGTTGCAGACCTACAAGGCGCAGATCGGATCGCTGTTCCGCGCCAACGCGGTGTTGGTCACCACCGACGGGGTGAAAGCGCGCATCGGCTCGCTGACCGCCGACATTGAACGCTTCATGCCCTGGCGCACGACCGATGGCGTGGATGTGGCCCCGAAGGGCGCGCCGGAAATGTCGGTGCTGATCGAAGGGGTTTTCGCGCGTCCGCGGATGTTGTCGCTGCTGCGCGATTTCACGGTGTTTGGTGACACGCCCGGCGGCATCGCCAAGATCATCGCAGGCTATCACCAGTTCCACGCCGTCAAGCGGGCGGTGATCAGCACGGTGGCGGCCAGCCGCGCGCAGGGCGACCGCAAGGCCGGGGTGATCTGGCACACCCAAGGGTCGGGCAAAAGCCTGCTGATGGCCTTCTACGCCGGGCAACTGGTGCGCGAACCGGCAATGGAAAATCCGACTATCGTGGTGATCACCGACCGCAACGATCTGGATGATCAGTTGTTCGGGACATTCTCCATGTGCCGCGACCTGATCCGCCAGACCCCGGTGCAAGCCGACAGCCGCGAGGATCTGATGCGCGCGCTGTCGCGGGTGTCGGGCGGCGTGGTGTTCACCACCATCCAGAAATTCGCCCCCGAAAAAGGCGAGGCTTACCCGATGCTGACCGACCGGCGCAACGTGGTGGTCATCGCGGATGAGGCGCATCGCAGCCAGTATGGCTTCAAGGCACGGATCGAGAAAACCGGCGAGATCGCCTATGGTTTCGCCAAGCACCTGCGCGACGCGCTGCCAAACGCCTCCTTTATCGGGTTTACCGGCACGCCGATTGAACAGGACGACGTGAACACACCCGCCGTCTTCGGGCATTACATCGATGTCTACGATATCAGCCGCGCCGTCGAGGACGGAGCCACGGTCCCGATCTACTATGAGTCTCGTCTGGCGCGAATCGAACTGCCCGATGCCGAAAAGCCCAAGGTTGATGCCGAAATCGAAGAGTTGACCGAGGATGAGGCCGTCAGCGAGCAGGAACGGCTGAAGCGCAAATGGTCCACCGTCGAGGCACTTGTCGGGTCCGAAAAGCGGTTGAAGATGGTTGCCGAGGATCTGGTGGCCCATTTTGAGGCCCGGGTAGAGGCGATGGATGGCAAGGCGATGGTCGTCTGCATGAGCCGCCGTATCTGCGTGGATCTATACAATCAGATTGTCGCGCTGCGGCCCGAATGGCATTCCGACGACGACGCGGGCGGCCTAGTCAAGATCGTGATGACGGGGTCTGCCTCGGACCCCGAAGCGTGGCAGCCCCATATCGGCGGCAAGGCGCGGCGCGATCTGTTGGCCAAGCGCGCGAAAGATTCGAATGACCCACTCAAGCTAGTGATCGTGCGTGACATGTGGCTGACCGGCTTTGACGCACCATCCATGCACACGATGTATATCGACAAGCCAATGCGCGGCCATGGGCTGATGCAAGCCATCGCGCGGGTGAACCGGGTGTTCCGCGACAAGCCGGCTGGCCTGATCGTCGATTACATCGGCATCGCGCAGAACCTAAAATCCGCCCTCGGCCAATATTCCGCATCGGATCAGCAACAAGCCGGGATCGATGAAGCCGAGGCCGTCGCTGCGCTGTTGGAACGGCTGGACGTGGTGCGCGCCATGTTCCATGGCTTTGACTATTCCAAAGGTCTGACCGGCACGCCTCACCAGCGACTTGTGGCCTTGGCAGAAGCCCTCGACTGGATACTGGCAAAGCAAAACGAGGCCGCACAACGCGAGACTGACAAAGAGGCCAAGAAGGCCGCGAACCGCCGGTATCAGGATGGCGTTCTGGGATTGTCCAAGGCTTTTGCGCTCTGTTCCGCCAGCGATACCGCCCGTGATGTGCGCGATGAGGTGGGTTTCTTCCAGACCGTCCGTGCGGCGATGGTCAAGGCGGCCGATACATCCGGGCGCTCTGCCGCCGACCGTGATCTTGCCATTCGCCAGATCGTGAACGGGGCCGTGGCGTCAACCGAGATCGTCGATATCCTGTCGGCGGCCGGTCTTTCATCACCGGACATCTCGATCCTGTCGGATGAGTTCCTGGCCGAAATCGGGCAGATGGAGAAGAAGAACCTCGCTCTGGAAGCGCTGAAGAAGCTTCTGAATGACGAGATCAGATCGCGCAGCCGGTCGAACGTCATCGAGACGAGGAAGTTTTCCGAGCGGCTGGAAGAAGCGATTTCGCGCTATCACACCAACGCCATCAGCACCGTAGAAGTGCTTCAGGAATTGATCGCGCTGGCCAAGGAGGTCCGCGAGGCCAGGAACCGTGGCGAGGAAACCGGCCTGACGCCCGAAGAAATCGCCTTCTATGACGCACTGGCCGACAACCAGAGTGCCGTCGATGTCCTCGGCAATGACCAGCTCAAGATCATCGCGCATGAACTCCTGAAAGGGCTGAAGGCAAACGTCAGCATTGACTGGGCGCATCGCGACAGCGCCAGGGCCAGATTGCGGGTGCTCGTGAAGCGCATCTTGAGGAAATATGGCTATCCGCCAGACCTCGAGGATGCCGCCGTGCGCGGTGTTCTAGCGCAGGCAGAGGCGATGCTGTCGGAAATATCGGGGTTATAGATCGTGGCAACCAAGCTGATGCGAATTCTGACACCGCTACTGGCCCTCGCGGTTGCCTCGCCCGCGCTGGGCCAGAACTTTTCCTGCCGGATCGGCACCCAACCCGCCTGCCTCGACTATGGCGACAAGGTCTGTTCCAGCAGCGGGATGTGCGTCGACCGCGATGCCGCCTGCTTCAATAAGTACCAGTGCAACTACGAGGGCTTCACCTGCAAATCCAACGTGACCGAATGTGTCGAGGCGCACGATAACCTTCTTCGGAAACACAACGATCTGGTCGAGGATTTCAACAAGAACCTGAAGATTGCCAAGGAAATGGCATCGCGCCTGGACGACATCGAAATCTGCCTGATCTACGCCAGCACGCTTGAGGCCGCGAAACTGTGCGCGCAATGACCGCCAAACTGGAAGCACGTGTCCGGTTGCGGTATTTTAAGGAGTTGTTTCTACATGGCACTTTTTGACTGGCTGTTCGGCCGCACCCCGAAGCCGATCCAACAGAACCAGCCCGAACGCGCCCGAGAGGAATTTCGGCCCGCCCAGATTGCCCGCGCTCCTGCCAGACCGGCATTCGCGCACGCTCTTCGTGTGCCAGAGGGCAGTTTCCGCTTCGTCGCGCTGGATGTCGAAACCGCTTGCAGTGATGTCGCCAGCATCTGCCAGATCGGCCTCGCCTGCGTCCAACCTGACAATCAGATCCAGACCTTCTCCATGCTGGTCAATCCCGGCACCCGGTTTGACGCGTTCAACATCCAGCTTCACGGCATTGGACCCGATCATGTTGCCGATGCGCCCCGCTTTCCCGATGCCTTGAGCGCGCTGTTGCCGCTGCTGACAACGCATCACCTTGTCCAGCACAGTAATTTCGACAGGCAGGCGATGAATGCAGCCTGTGGTTTTTGCGGTCTCCCCACTCCGGACCTTCGCTGGAGCGACAGCGTCCAGATCGCGAGGCGGGCTTGGCCCGAATTGAAGGGTAACGGAGGACACGGTTTGGCGAACCTCAAGCGCACGCTGAACCTGCAGTTCCATCACCACGATGCAGGCGAAGACGCCCGCGCCGCCGCATTGGTCGTGCTGCATGCCGAACGCCATCTTCGGCTTCCGTTTGAGGAACTGATCAAACCGGCGCCCAAGAAAAACTACTCAGCCGCGATCACCATGGAGGGCGATCCCAAAGGCGCACTGGCAGGGTCGGTGGTGGTCTTCACCGGCACGCTGGGCATGTCCCGAAACGAAGCAGCAGAGCTCGCCGCACGCGTTGGCATGTCCGTGAAACCTGGTGTGACCAAAGAGACGACGCATCTGGTCGTCGGTGACCAGGATTTGAACGTACTTGCAGGGCACACCAAGAGCAGCAAGCACCGCAAGGCCGAACTCATGCAGAGCGCGGGGCATCCAATTCGCATAATTGGCGAAAGTGCCTTCAAGTCCCTCGTGGCTGGATCAAAGGCAAGCTGATCCCCCCACGGCATGGTTCCTCCCCGGCCCCGAACGTATGCGGGGGGGCTGAGCGCGGCATTTTGCTAGCGACAGGCAGTTTCACCGGGGAATCCAGGCGGAATCCACCTGCCGAGTGAACTTGGAAAAAGCGACTCATTATCAAAGGCTTGCGGAATCACGATCGTGGCGTGCTGGATTCTTTTGCGGAATCCAGGGAATCCAGCTTGCGGAAGCCACCGTGCCGGAAGCCAGCCAGCGGAAGCCTCCTGCTGGGAAGCCATTGAATCCGCGTGCATTTTTCGTTTGACAAAGCTGCCCCCCTTGACTCATACCTTGATCATCGAAGAATAGCGGCCGCAGGTATCCCCTCGCGGGCGCTTCTCATTTCCCCCACATCGCGGATCCCGATCATGACGCTGGCATCGCGCCACGCGCTTCGGCTTGCCCGCCCCGCCCCACATGAAAGCCACCCATGGACCTGGTCTTTGCGCCGAGCCAGATCGAGACCTGGCCGCTTGATCGGCTGCGCCCCTATGCCCGCAATGCCAAGATGCATCGTCAGGACCAGGTGGCCAGGATCGCCGCCAGCATGGCCAAGTTCGGCTGGACCGTCCCCTGCATGGTGGCCGACGATGGTGAACTGATCGCCGGGCATGGTCGGGTGCTGGCGGCGGCGATGCTGGGGCTGAAGGATGTGCCGGTGATCCGGCTCAGCCACCTCGACGAGGCGGAACGCCGGGCCTACCGCATCGCGGACAACAAGCTCACGGAGATGGGCGAGTGGGACGAGGTAATGTTGCGCGACGAGATCGCGGGGCTGCTGGCCGAGGATTTCGACCTGTCGCTGCTGGGGATTGCGGACGAGGATCTGGACGCCCTTCTACGCGATCCGGATCAGGTGGATGGTGGTGCTGTCGAGGGCGAGGATGACATTCCCGAACCGCCGGTCACGCCGGTTTCGGTGCAGGGCGACCTCTGGCAGCTGGGCGCGCACCGGCTGATCTGCGGCGACAGCACCTCGGCCGATGTAGTCGGACGGCTGCTGGGCGATGTGCGCCCGCTCCTGATGGTGACCGACCCGCCCTACGGCGTGGAGTACGACCCAAGCTGGCGCAACCAGGCGGGCGCTGCCAAAACCAAACGCACCGGCAAGGTTCTGAATGACGACCGGGCCGACTGGCGCGAGGCATGGGCGCTGTTCCCTGGCGACGTGGCCTATGTCTGGCATGGTGCGCTGCATGCGGCGACCGTGGCTGAGAGTCTGTTGGCCGCGGGCTTTGCCATACGGTCGCAAATCATCTGGGCGAAGGACCGACTGGTGCTCAGCCGCGGCGATTACCACTGGCAGCATGAACCTTGCTGGTATGCCGTGAAAAAGACCGGCAAGGGCCATTGGGCCGGGGACCGCAAGCAGACCACCCTGTGGCACATCTCCGGCAAGGACCAGGATGCGGCCACTGTGCACAGCACGCAGAAGCCGGTCGAATGCATGCGCCGCCCGATCCTGAACAATTCCAGCCCCGGACAGGCGGTGTTCGAACCCTTCATGGGATCTGGCACGACGCTGATCGCGGCAGAAACCACCGGGCGGGTCTGCTTCGGGATCGAGTTGAACCCGGCCTACGTTGACGTGGCCATCGAGCGCTGGCAGCAATTCACCGGCGCCAATGCCGTGCTGGCAGAAACCGGCGAGACCTATGCCGACCTGAAAGCGAAAAGGCTGGCGGCATGAATGCGCCCCTCTTGCCGGGCAAGATCGAACACTGGCCCCTCGCCCGCCTGAAGCCATACGCCCGCAACGCCAAAACCCACGATGCCGATCAGGTGGCCAAGATCGCCGCCAGCATGGCCGAGTTTGGCTGGACGGTGCCGGTGTTGGTGGCGGCCGACGGCGAGTTGATCGCGGGCCATGGTCGCATCCTGGCCGCCGCCCACCTCGGCCTGTCCGAGGCCCCGGTCATCGTGCTGGGCCATCTGACCGAGGCGCAGCGGCGGGCCTATCGCATCGCCGACAACAAGCTCACCGAGCTGGGCGGCTGGGACGAGGCGCTGCTGCTTCAGGATTTGCAGGCGCTGCTGGCCGAGGATTTCGACCTCGGGCTGATCGGCATCCCCGTGGATGAACTGGACGCGCTGCTGGCCGACGCCGACGAGCGCCCCGCGATTGCTGACGAGGCCGCCGATGCCATCCCCGCCGCGCCCGCTGAACCGATTACCAAGCCAGGCGACATGTGGCAGCTCGGGCGCCACCGGCTGTGCTGTGGCGACGCCACCGATCCTGACGCTGTCGCCAAGCTGATGCAGGGCGAACAGGCGACGCTGATGTTCACATCGCCGCCTTACGCTCAGCAGCGCGACTACGGCGCGGCCAAGGAAAAGGTCGGTGATTGGGATGCGCTGATGCAGGGCGTGTTCGCCGCAGCGCCGGTCACCACCGACGCGCAGCTGCTGGTCAACCTCGGCCTCGTGCATCGGAGCGGCGAATGGCAGCCCTATTGGGAAGGATGGGTGGAATGGATGCGCGCGTCTGGCTGGCGGCGATTTGGCTGGTATGTCTGGGACCAGGGGCCTGGCTTGCCGGGCGACTGGAACGGCCGCTTGGCCCCATCGCACGAGTTCATTTTCCACTTCAACCGAAGCCCACGCAAACCGCACAAGACGGTGCCATCCAAGCACGCGGGCGAAACGCTCGGCGGCGGCGGGCTGCGCGGGGCCGACGGCACCGTCCACGCCAAGACCGGCACGGGAAACGCGATCCAGAGCCATCGCATTCCGGACAGCGTCTTTCGCATCATGCGCCACAAGGGCGGGCTAGGTGCAGGGTCGCACCCAGCCGTGTTTCCGGTGGCGCTGGTCGAGGCGGTGCTGACCGCGTTCTCGGATCCGGGCGACCGGATCTACGAGCCGTTCTGCGGCTCCGGCACCCAGATCGTCGCCGCCGAACGCGCTGGGCGGCGCTGCTTCGCGATGGAACTGGATCCCGTCTATTGCGACGTCGCCGTCCGGCGATGGGAGATGGCGACAGGCAGAAAGGCGATGATCCCTGCGCATTGACGCCCCTACAGTTTGCCGCAACCGTCAGCTAAGCGGACAAAGCCGCCCTTCAAGAGGCCTCGATCAATCGTACTGTACGACCTCAAACTCGATCCCGTCGGGATCATCGAAATAGAAGCGCCGCCCCGGCTCGTAATCCGCGTGACTGTGCGGCGTCAGACCGATCGAAACGACCTTTCGCTCCACAGCGTCGAGATCTTCCACCACGACGCCGATGTGGTTGAGGGCGCCGACATGACCGTAGCTATCCGGCGCCTTCGGCGCGCCACCTTCGTCCCCCCGCGAATAAATCGCGAGGTAATCGTTCGCGCCGCCCACATGGATCGAGCGACCGCCGTGAATAGACGCTCCCTCCCAGCGGCGGCGCCAGCCGAACAGCTCGCATAGGCGATCAGCTGTCGCATCCAAGTCCGAGACGGTAATGTTCGCATGTTCGAGACGAGCCATGTTGGAGTTTCCTTTCGTTTCTTGGCGAGCCGCATTTTCGAGGATGACCAATGCTACGGCTAGGTTGACGAATCAGGTTATACGACCTCAACCTAACTTGAGGTCAAATGCGTAATCTCGCGATGCGTCCGAAGGTCGAAAGGAGCGCGAATGGAGGCCATCTCGATCGGCGAAGTCGCGGCCCGAACGGGGCTCGCCGTCTCCGCCATTCGCTTCTACGAAGAACGCGGTCTCGTTCGCCCAGATAGGGACGCGGGAGGGCGGCGTATGTTCGCGCGCGCGGACATTCGCCGCCTTTCGGTGATCATGGTCGCTCAGCGTCTCGGCTTCTCGCTCTCAGAAATCGCCGCGGAGATCGATCAACTGCCCGATGGACGCGCTCCAACGAAGGCGGATTGGGGCCGAATGAGCCGGACTTTCCGGCGGCGGATAGATGCGCGCATCACTGAATTGCAGACGCTGCGCGAAAAGCTCGACGCCTGCATCGGGTGCGGCTGTCTCTCAATGCGCCAGTGCGCGCTCTATAATCGAGACGACACGGCTTCCGCGACGGGGGCGGGGCCTCGCTATCTTGTGGGAGAACGTCCCGACCGTTAGCGCAGCACGGTGTCAGTCGCAAAGGGCTCCTTGCGTTGTTAGCCGATTCGATACACCGACCCTCTGCCATCTTCCTTGGTCGAGCCGACCAGCAAGCCCAGCTTTTTCTTCAGCACCCCCGAGATCAAGCCTCTGGCCGAATGAGCCTGCCACGCAGTCGCCGCAACGATCTCGGCGATGGTTGCCCCCTCGGGCCGTTCGAGCAAGGCAATGATCTGTGCCTGCTTGGTTTCGGCGCGCTGGATGGGCAGCTTGGCGGCTGGCGTCTTTGCGGCATGTTCGCGGATGGCGACCACGGTTTTCACCACCACCGGCTCGATCCCGATGGCCAGAAGCCCGGCAACGGTGACCACCAGCGTCGTGCCATGACCATCGCCAGTCTCACGCCAAAGTGGTTCGCCCCGGCGCAGGTTGGCGTCGACCTCCTGCAACCAGCCGTGTTCGATCATCTTGGTGACGGCCATCTTCGCCGCCGCACCGGCCAGCCCCTTGGGCAGCGGCAGGGCGATGTTCTCGGGGCGCTGGGCCCCGGCACTGAGGATGATGGTCTGAGTTTCGGTGAGCTTCGTCATGGCGGGGTTCCTCTTACTGGTCGTTGACGGCAAGGAAGGTAGCGATGCGCGACATCAGGTCGTTGTGACCGTCGGCATCCGTGCCGATGATCACATCGCCATCGTCGTCGCGGTCCAGCTCGGCGATCTCACGCAGCAGAGCGATGGCGGCCTCGCAGGCGGCGAGGCGGTCAGCCTCCCATGCGGCGGTGATGGCATCCTGTTCGATCTGGTGGCGCTGGGCGGGATCAAGCGGCATGTTCGCCCTCCTTGAACGCGCTGTCGGTGATCTGGCGCAGCAGGCTGGCGTAGTGGTTCAGCGTGCCGACATCGCCCCAGTTGATCTCGTCGGGGTGAGCATCGAAGTGGTCGTCGCTCAGGGCCTTCAGGCGCTCCAGCATCGCGTCGATCTGGAAGTTGGCGGTCATGAAGGCGTCGAGGGCCTTGGTGTTGTCAGTGGCGCGGCGGGTGGTCATGGCGTGGTCTCCGTGGGTGAGTTGCATCGTTCTGGTGTAATCACCATCGCTCTGGTGGGGCGGCTAGTGTAGATAAATCCAAGCAATATCAGTGCTTTCTGATTACACTCCGGGCGCATCGGTCCTTGGCACCACATGCACCCACTGGCATCCGATCCACATGTAGAGATGGGCAAACTCCCGCGTCGGGCGCGGAAGGATGCGCGGATCACGGGGCGGGCTGAAGCAATCCAGAGCGTCAGACGTGACTTGCCGGATTTCCCGGGCGGTGAGGATGTCCTCGGGTTTCCAGCGTGCCAGCGCGGGCAGCATATGGGCGGGATAGCCGTCGAAGTGCACATAGACATGTGCCCATTCCTCAAGGCCGATCTGGATGGCAATCTGCGCGCGCGTGCTCATCGGGATGCCTCAGATCAGGTGCAGATCGACCAGCACCGCGCTGGCGGCAGCCAGTTGCGCGGTCGGCAGGTCGATCTTCAGGTGCGAGAACAGGTCCGAACAATCGGCCTTGATCCCGCCTTCGCGCAGAGCGGCTTCAATGACCTCGGCCACCGCGCTGGGGCGGCTGCGGTCAAGGTGGTCGGGCAGCGTGGCGAAGTCGATGCGGATGGTGGTGGTTGCCATGGTCATGTCCCTGCATTCCTTCAGCGGGCGGCAGTGGCAGCGGCCAACATGGCAGCGGCACCAGCGACGCGCCCGGCCTCATAGGCGTTTTCAAGGGCGGCGCGGATCGCCCAGACCGCCACATCGTGGAAGTCCAGCCGGTCGCTGTTCTGGGTCTCCAGCGTCTCGATCGTGTGGAAATGCCGGGTTGCGATCTCCAGCAGCAGGGCGTCGCTGGGGGCTTTGGCGGGGGCGGTCCTGGTGGTCATGGCGGTGTCGTCCTTGGCTGAGTTGCATCGTTTTCCCTGGACCCAGACTCGCTCTAGCGGCAAGTGTAATCAACTGAATAAGCAGATCATTTCCGTTTAATTCCAATATCTTGAGGCTTCGTCATCGCCATGGAAGGTATGTCCGAGCGGGAATACTCCGCCCATTCCGGCCTGTCGCGCGGGGCCATCCAGAAGGCGCGCAAGGCCGGGCGGCTGGTGGTGTACAGCGACGGGTCGATCAACGCGGCTGCGTCTGATGTGCGCCGTGCCGATATGACCGATCCGGACCAACAGCGCCGCAGCACCGGCGGCGATAGTGGGTTCAGCGGGCCCGCAGACAGCTCGTCTTACTTGAAGGCGCGCACTGCGCTGACGGTCTACCAGGCGCAGGACAAGCAGCTGGGCATCCAGAAGAAGAAGGGCACGCTGGTTGATCGCGCCCGGGCCGAGGCACTGGTGTTTCGTCTCGCGCGCCAGGAACGCGACACTTGGGTGACCTGGCCCAGCAGGGTGGCGGCGCTGATGGCGGCCGAAGTGGCCATGGAGGTGGAAAAGCAATCCGGCACGCCGGTGATCATCGAGGCCGCGATCCTGCAGAGGGTGCTGGAAACCCATGTCAGACAGCACCTCGACGCCCTCGCCGACCTCCGAGTTTCCCTCGGATAGCGATGACCTGACGGATGATCTCGACCTTGGCTTTGACGGGGCCGAGGATATCCTGCGCTCCTGGCGCAAGGGGATGCGTCCCGATCCGGACCTGACGGTGTCGGAATGGGCGGATGCGCATCGCTGGCTGTCGTCGCGCGGTGCGGCTGAACCGGGGCGGTATCGTACTGCCCGCGCGCCATATCTACGCGAGATCATGGATGCGCTGTCGCCCCGCCACCCTGCGCAGCGTGTGACCTTCATGAAGGCGGCACAGGTTGGCGCGACCGAGGCTGGCAACAACTGGATCGGCTTTGTCATCCATCATGCGCCGGGGCCGATGCTGGCGGTATTGCCATCGCTGGAACTTGCCAAACGCACGTCGCGGGGCCGTCTTGATCCCCTGATCGCAGACAGCCCGGCCCTGCGCGAACGGGTCAACCCAGCCCGGTCGCGCGACGCGGGCAATTCGATGCTCTCAAAAGAATTCCCCGGCGGCATCCTGGTGCTGACAGGGGCGAATAGCGCCACCGGCCTGCGGTCGATGCCCGCGCGCTACATCTTTCTCGACGAGGTGGACGCTTATCCGGCCTCGGCTGACGAGGAAGGCGATCCGGTCACGCTGGCTGAGGCGCGCACCACCACCTTCTCGCACCGGCGCAAGGTGTTCATGGTCTCGACCCCGACGATCCGGGGATTGTCGCGCATTGAACGGGAGTTTGAGGCCAGCGATCAGCGCCGGTATTTTGTTCCCTGCCCCCACTGCGGGGCGATGCAATGGCTGCAGTTCGAACGCCTGCGCTGGGACAAGGGTCGGCCTGACACCGCCGCCTACCATTGCGAGGGCTGCGAAAAGCCCATCGCCGAGCATCACAAGACGCAGATGTTGGAGAACGGCGAATGGCGCGCGACGGCTGTTTCCGCCGATCCGCATTCGATCGGGTTCCACATCTCGGCGCTCTATTCGCCGCTGGGCTGGAAAAGCTGGGGCCAGATCGCGCGGGAATGGCTCGCAGCCCAAGGCTCGGAGGAGATGCTGCGTGTGGCGCGCAACACGCTTCTGGGCGAGACGTGGGTCGAAAGCGGCGACGCGCCGGAATGGCAGCGGCTGGCGGAACGGCGCGAAAGCTACGCGGGCGTGCAGATCCCGGCAGGCGGGTTGTTCCTGACCGCTGGCGTCGATGTGCAGAAGGACCGGATCGAGGTCGATGTCTGGGCCTGGGGGCGCGGTCTGGAAAGCTGGCTGGTCGATCACATCGTGATTGCAGGCGGCCCCGACAATCCGGCCTGCTGGGACAAGTTGACAGCTTTGCTCGGCCGCACATGGACCTGCGCCAATGGCGCGGTGATGGTGATCGGCAAGCTGGCCATCGACACCGGCTACGAGGCCCCGGCGGTTTATGCATGGGCGCGGAAACAGGGTTTTGAGCAGGTCGCCCCGATCAAGGGGCTGGAAGGCTTCAACCGCGCCACGCCGGTGTCGGGGCCGACCTTTGTGGATGCCACCATCGGCGGCAAACGTCTGCGCCGGGGCGCGCGGCTGTGGTCGGTGGCCACGGCGACGTTCAAGACCGAAACCTACCGCTTCCTGCGGCTGGAGCGTCCCTCGGACGAAGACCGGGCGCTGGGCATGCTGGACGCCCCCGGCACCGTGCACTTGCCCGACTGGATCGACACGGAATGGCTGAAGCAGCTGGTGGCAGAACAGCTGGTCACCGTGCGCAACAAGCGCGGCTATGCCCACCCCGAATGGCAGAAGATGCGCGAGAGGAACGAGGCGCTCGACGCCCGGGTCTATGCGCGGGCGGCGGCCTGGATCATGGGCGCGGATCGCTGGGACGAGGCGACCTGGCGGCGGCTGGAAGCGCAGACCGGGGTGGAAACCCGACCGCCAGTCGCCCCGGCGGCTGTCGACGGCGCGGCCTCAGAACCGACCATGCCAACCCCGCCCAAGGCCGGAACACCGACAACACCGCGGCGGAAACGCCGGGCTTACACACCGAACTTCATGAGGGACTGAGATGGATCTGGAACGGATGCGCGCCCTGCTGGCCGCACTGCAAGAGGCCCGTTATGCGGGCGTCCGCTCGGTCAGCTATGACGGCAAATCGATCACCTACGGCTCGGACGCGGAACTGGCGAATGCCATCGCCGATCTGGAAACCCGGATCGCCACGGCCACCACCGGCACGCCGCGTCGTCGGCGCTGGGGCACTGTCGCCTCGAAGGGTCTGTGATCCATGGCGTTTGAAGCGTTCCGCCAGAGGCTGGGGTCGATCATCGGCGGGTTTGACGCGGCCCAAGCCCATCGTCGCCTGCGCGGGTTCCGGGCCAGCCGCGCCCATGTGAACACGCTGATCGCGGCCTCGGGCGACACGATCACTGCCCGCGCCCGCTGGCTGGTCCGGAACAATGGCTATGCGGCAAACGCGGTGGAAAGCTTCGCCAGCAATGTCGTGGGCGACGGCATCAAGCCCTCTTCGACCATCGCCGATGCCGCGAAGAAGGAAGAGTTGCAGGCGCTGTGGCTGGCCTGGACCGATGATGCCGACGCCGAGGGGCTGACCGACTTCTATGGACTACAGCGCCGGGCCGCCCGCGAGGTGTTTCTGTCGGGCGAGGTATTCCTGCGCATCCGGCCCCGGCGCGCGGAAGACGGCCTGACCGTTCCGCTGCAATTGCAGATGCTGCCAACTGAGATGCTGCCCTTGGACATGAACCGCACCCTGCCCGGTGCCGGGCTGATCCGGCAGGGCATGGAATTCGATGGCATCGGTCGCCGTGTCGCCTATCACTTCCTGCGCCGCCATCCCGGCGATCTGACCGATCCCGGCCTTGCGGGCGACACTGTCCGTGTGCCCGCCGCAGATGTGATCCATGTCCTCGATCCGGTCGAGGCGGGGCAGTTGCGCGGCGTGTCTCGCTTTGCGGCCGCCATCGTCAAGCTGTTCACCCTCGACCTTTACGACGACGCCGAGCTGGAGCGGAAGAAGATCGCGGCGATGTTCGCGATGTTCATCACCTCGCCCGCCCCGGAAACCCCGCTGGAACCGACCGAGGAGGATCTGGAGGTCGAACCGGGCCAGGTGGTGCGGCTGGATCCCGGCGAGGATGTCTCGACGCCCGCCACGCCAGACTCGGGCGGCACCTATGAGCCGTTCCAGTACCGCACCCTGCTGCAAATCGCGGCGGCGCTGGGTGTGCCCTATGGCTATCTGACCGGCGACACGGCCAAGGGCAACTTCTCGAACACCCGGATCAGCTTGATCGAGTTCCGCCGCCGGATATCGGCCTGGCAGCATGGCGTGCTGGTCTATCAGCTTTGCCGGGCGGTCTGGGTGCGCTGGATGGACACGGCCGTGTTGTCGGGCGCGCTGGACCTGCCGGGCTATGACAGCCAGCGCCGCCAATATCAGGCCTGCGCCTGGTTGCCCACGAAATGGGACTGGATCGACCCGATGAAAGATGCCTCGGCCGAGATCCTGCAAATCGAAGCGGGCCTGAAATCCCGCACGCAGGCGCTGGCGGAGCGCGGCTATGACGCCGAACAGGTGGACCGGGAAATCGCCGCTGAGCGCAAACGCGAACTGGCGCTCGGCCTCGACTTCCGCCGTCCCGGATCCCCGGCGCAGGGGCCGATTGAGAGCGGCAAGATGGATGAGGATCCCAACGCAGAAAAGGACGACGAGGCCGACGACACCGGCGACGAGAAACCTGACCCCAAGGAGGGCGCATGATGCATCACGCCCAAATCGCCCAGCGCGCCTTCAACACGCCGTTGATGGTCGATCCCGCCAAGGCGCTGGCGTTCCTGTCCGGGTTGGGTCCGCGCATCACCGGGCAGGAGATCACCTTCCATGGCGTCGATCTGCCCGCTGGCGATATCGAAGTCGCTACCAGGCCCGCGCGCGCCTCATTGTTTGGCAATGATCTTGCCCAGCGTCACCAGCGCAATGGCACCCAGCCTTACGCGCTGGTGGATGGCATCGCGGTCATCGAAATCGCCGGGACGCTGGTCCATCGTGGTGCGTGGATCGGGCAATCCTCTGGTCTGACGTCCTATGAGGGGATCACCGCGCAGATCGACGCCGCGCTCGCGGATCCCGGCGTGCGCGGCATTGCCTTGGATATCGACAGCTTTGGCGGCGAGGTCGCCGGGGCCTTCGATCTGGCGGATCGCATCCGCGCCGCCCGGGCGCAGAAGCCTGTCCACGCCTTTGTCGCCGAACATGCGCTCTCTGCTGGCTATGTGCTGGCCAGCCAGGCCGACCGGATCGTCCTGCCCCGCACTGGCGCCGTGGGCAGCATCGGCGTGGTGGCCTTGCATACCGACATGAGCGGTGCCCTCGACCAAAAGGGCATCGCTGTCACGCTGATCCATGCGGGCGCGCACAAGATCGACGCCAACCCCTACCAGCCTCTTCCGCAAGCGGTGCACGACCAGATGCAGCGCGAGTTGGAAGTTGTGCGCTTCCTTTTCGCGGAAACCGTCGCTGCCGGTCGCGGGGATCGGCTGACGCAGACGGCGGCGCTGGCCACCGAAGCGGCGGTGTTTCGCGGCGCGGAAGCCATTGCCGCCGGCCTCGCCGATGATCTCGCTGATCCCGTCACCGCTTTCCACGCTTTCGCCGCCGCGCCCCGCGGCACAATCTCCCCCAGCAGAAAGGGTCCGCAGATGACCACCACGCCCTCCGACACCAATAGCCCGGCACCAGTTGCTGCTCCGCCTGCAACTGTGGTCGCACAGACCACACCTGAACCGCCCGCTGTGGCAGTGGCGGCCGCATCCACACCCGACACCCCCGCCATCACCGCAGACGCCATCCGCGCCGAAGCGGCCGAGGTCGCACAGGTCTGCGCGCAGGCCGCCCGGCTGGGCGTTCAGATCGACGCGGCCGATGCCGTCACCAAAGGTCTGAAGCCCGAAGCCCTGCGTGCCCGGGTTCTGGCCGATCTGGCCGCCCGCAGCGATGCGGCGGGGATCATCGCCACCGCCCCGGCCGCGGCTGCCACGAAGGACAGCCCGATCATTACCGCCGCCAAAAAGGCTGCGGCGTCATCGCGCTGAACATCCTCCCCCAACCATCCCGGAGACTGACCAATGCCCGTCCTGACGGAACCGCCCAGCATGGGCGATGTCCTCAAATATGAGGTCAACCCGAACTACACCCGCGAGGTGATCACCCTGCTGCAAGGCATGCCCTATCCGGTCGGCTCGGTCCTGGGCCGCATTACCGCCAGCGGCAAATACAAGCTGGCCACAAGTGGCGGCAGCGACGGCGCGCAGACCGCGACCGCCGTTCTGCTCTATGCGGTCGATGCCACACTGGCGGATGCGGTCGGCATTGTCGTTGCCCGTGGGCCCTCGATCGTGTCACGCGCGGCCCTCGCCTATGACGCCACCGTCGATGACGCCGCCAAGATCACCACCAAGATCGGCCAGCTTGCAACCGTGGGCATCATCGCCCGCGACGGCGTCTGACGTCCAATCCCCCACATCCCCGGAGCACCCCATGACCATCGTTCGCAATCCCTTTGACGCTGGCGGCTATTCGCTGGCTGAAATGACGCAGGCCATCAACATCCTGCCCAACCTTTATACCCGCCTTGGCCAGATCGGCCTCTTCCGCTTTGAAGGCGTCACCCAGCGGTCGGTGATCATCGAGCAATACGAGGGTGTCCTGAACCTGCTGCCTTCCGTCCCCCTCGGCGGCCCCGCCACGGTCGGCACCCGCGAGGGGCGCTCGATGCGATCCTTCGCGCTGCCGTGGATCCCGCATGATGATGTGATCCTGCCGGGCGACATTCAGGGCACCCCGGCGCTGGGCGTGTTTGATGGCGCCGACCCGCTGGTCGAAGTGATGAACCGCAAGCTGCAACTGATGCGCCGCAAGCATGCCCAGACCCGTGAATACATGGAGATGAATGCGCTCCGCGGCATCGTGAAGGATGGCGCTGGCACCACCCTCTACAATTACTTCACGGAATTCGGCCTTGCGCAAATCTCGGTGGATTTCCTGCTCGGCACCGCTGGCACGAACGTGCAGGGCAAGGTGCGCGAGGTGCTGCGGTCGATGGAAGACAACCTCTTGGGCGAAAGCATGACGGACGTGCATGCCCTCGTGAGCCGGGAATTCTTCGACAAGCTGATCGCGCATCCCAAGACGGAAGAAGCCTACAAGTTCTACGCCGCCACCGGCGCACAGCCCCTGCGCCAGGATGTGCGGCGCAACTTCCCCTTCGCAGGCATCGTGTTCGAGGAATACGCGGGCACGGTGACGCTTTCGACCAAGGCCACCGAACGCCTGATCCCGGCCAGCGAGGGCATCGCCTTCCCGCTTGGCACGATGGACACGTTCACCACCTATGGCGGCCCCGCCAACCTGCTGGAGGCGGCCAACACCCTCGGCCTGCCGCTCTACGCCCGTCAGCACCTCGACGAGAAAGGCCGGTGGATCGACCTGATGACCGAGGCCTCGATCCTGCCGGTGAACAAGCGGCCGCGCATCGCGATCCGCCTGCACACGTCCAACTGACCGGCAGCGGCATTCATCATGACCGTCTTTGCTGCTGCCATGGATCGCATCTACGCCAACCCGTCCATGGCCGTGGCAGCGCTCTGGATTTCCGCCACCACCTCGGAGGAACGCCCGATCCGCATCATCCGCCGCGCTCCGGATCGCATCACCGAATTCGGCGCTGGGCGCTTTGTCAGCGACACCATGATGGTGGACGTCCGCCTGTCCGATCTGCCAGACCCCCGCCCCGGCGATCTGATCGTGATTGGCACCGACAGCTTCACCATTCAGGGAGAGCCAATCCGTGACCGCGAACGCCTGATCTGGACACTGGACCTGCGGCCATCATGAAACTCAAAGTTACGTTCGATCCCGACCTCGTCGCCCTGATGCAGGCCGAAATTGCCGCCGGGGAAAAGGCAGTATCCGCCGCCATGCGTGAAGCAGGCACCTCCCTGAAATCCGCCTGGCGCGGTCAGATCACTGGCGCAGGGCTGGGCACCAGGCTTGGCAACTCCATCCGCCTCGCCAGCTTCCCAAAATCCGGCGACAGCCTGAACGCGGCAGCACTGGTCTGGTCGAACGCCCCGGTGATCATCGGCGCGCATGACACCGGCCCGCTGATCCGGTCAAAGGACGGGTTCTGGCTGGCGATCCCCACGCCAGCGGCAGGCAAGAGCAGCAAAGGCGGGCGCATCACCCCCGGCGAATGGGAACGCCGCACGGGCCTGCGCCTGCGGTTCATCTATCGCCGTCGCGGGCCGAGCCTGCTTGTGGCCGAGGGGAGGCTGAATTCCAAAGGACGGGCAGTGGCGTCGAGGTCGGAAACCGGGCGCGGCGTGGCGACCGTCCCGATCTTCCTGCTGGTGCCGCAGGTCAAACTGCCGAAACGGCTGGATCTGGCGCGTGATGCCGAACGGGCTGTGGACGGTGTACCGGGATTGATTGTGGCAAATTGGGATTAGGGTGCCTTGACCACCTTGTCATGAGCGTCGCGGCTATCGGTTGGAGCCTGTTCGCGATCAAACATGCCGTAGTCGCGGATCACGTCCGCAATTCGTAGTCGATAGTCGCGGAAAATGCCGGTTCGCCCCTGCGTTTGCGCCCCGCGATGGGCGGAGAGGCCCCGCCAGCGGGCAACGGCGGCCTCGTCTGCGAAAAAGGACAAGGACAGAATCTTGTCCGGATTGGACAGGCTTTGGAACCGTTCGACCGAAAGGAAACCCTCGACCTGATCCACCATGGGACGCATCTGGGCCGCGATATCCAGATAGTCCTGCTTGCGCCCTTCGGCGGGCTCAACCTCAAAGATTACGGCGATCATGCGCCTGCCCCGTGCGGTCCGGATGCCAGCTTCAACCAGGTACGGTCTTCGCGCAGCAAAAACTTCTCGCGCATGGCGAACTCATAGTTTTCCCGCCCCAAGGGGTCGTTTGCCAAACGCGCGCGATAGGCCTCATAGGCGGCCATACTTTCGATGTTGTAGATGCCATATGCCAGCGTGGACGAGCCTTCGTGCGGCGCGAAATATCCGATCAGGTCCGCACCACAGCGCGGAATGGCCTGCCCCCAATTGCGGGCATATTCCTCGAACTGGGCCTTTTTCGTGGGGTCGATGTGATAGCGGATGATGCAAGTCAGCATGGGGTACTCCTGTTTCTATGGTGCTGTCCTAACCCATTGCGCATCTTTAATGCTTCGGCCAACATCGAAGTATGAAAGGAGGGCGTCATGAAGGAAGGACCCGACATTGCCCGCATCGCCGCGCTGATCGGCGATCCAGCGCGCGCCAACATTCTGACAGCTCTAATGACCGGCAAGGCGCTGACGGCTACAGAGTTGGCGCAGGAGGCGGGTGTGACGCCACAAACCGCCAGTGCGCATTTGGCGAAATTGCACGACAGCGGCCTGCTGTTGCAGCGAAAACAGGGGCGGCATCGCTATTTTACGCTCGCAAGCGACGATGTCGCACATGTGCTTGAGGGGCTGATGGGCCTTGCCACACTGTCAGGGCATTTGCGCACACGGCCCGGCCCGCGCGATCTGGCCCTACGCCGGGCAAGAGTCTGCTACAACCATCTGGCAGGTGAGGCGGGGACACAGCTTTACGCAGCGCTGACCGGGGCCGGTCATATTGCCGCGAAGGGCGATCACCTCGCGCTGACTCCACGCGGAGTGGCATTGATGAGCGGCTTTGGCATAAATGTGAATGCTCTAGCCCGCGCCCGCGCACCGGTTTGCCGCGAGTGTCTGGACTGGAGCGAACGCCGCTCTCACCTTGCAGGCAGCCTTGGCAGGGCGATGCTGGCACGAATCGAAGACCTAGGTTGGGCGCGGCGCAATCAGGCCACGCGAGTGGTGGCGTTTTCGGCGACAGGTGAAAGCGCCTTTAATGCATTCCTGGCCGAAGCGCTAAACCCGAAAAGTCGCGCCGACGAATAAGTGTCAACGCCCTGATCTTCGACAGGAATTCGAATGCCCACCACCCGCGAAACCATCCTCATCGCGCTGCATGCGCAACTCCTTCCGCTTGCCGCCCTCGTCCTGCGCGATGAAGTGCTGCCCGAACGGATCCCGGCGACCGGGCTGATCATCCTGCGCGACGGCCAGCCGGGCGAGCCCGAGGTGACGCTGTCGCCCTTGCGCTACCACTACCAACACCGGGCCG